CTCTGCAAGGCTCCGGCTGAACTGATGAAGCAGCGTGATGAATATTACGCCAAGCAAGCTCAGGCTCAGATCCAGTCTGTAGACAACAACTTTATGAGGCTGAACGACGAGCGTATGCCGCTCTTTAGTGAGAAGCGTTCGACTACGTCGTTCGGTAAAGGCAAATAACTTCTTTTTTGGAGTAATTAATGGCATATCCTACTGTTGACAAGCCGTATGGCTTGAAGCCGATCAATCTGATCGGTGGGCAGGTGTTTGCCGGGGCAACGCGCCAGCGTCGTATTGCGTCCAGTGCTTCGAGCATTGGCTACGGCGATCCGGTTCAGTTGACTTCGAGCGGCACTATTTCTGTTTCCACCTCGACGACGACGCCCCCGGACGCTGGCTTTGCCGGTGTGTTCTTGGGCTGCTCGTTCGTGTCCACTGTGACGGGTCAGCCGACCTTCTCGCAGGCTTGGATTTCGGGTACGGCGGTGAAGTCTGGTACGTACGTTACGGCGTATGTGGCTGATGATCCGAACACCCTGTTCAAGGCTGTGGGCGTATCGGCTTCGCTTGTGGTTTCGACCACGAGTGGATTCGTGTACGAAGATATCGGTGCTAACGTTGCATTGGTTGACGAAGCACTGAACACGACGACGAACGACTCGCAGCGGGGTCTCCTGCTGTCTTCGGTTGCGACCACCCGGTCTCTGCCGATGCGTATCGTTGATGTGGTCGAAGACACGGCGTTTGTTTCGAGCGGCACTACCTACTATCCCGAAGTTATCGTGAAGTTCAATGCACCGTACCTCACGAGCGTTTCGTTGATTGTTGGTGGTCACGCTTATAACTGCCCGGTCGGCGTTTAATAAGGGAGTTCTAAGAAATGGCTATTTCACGCGCACAACTGCTCAAGGAACTCCTTCCGGGTTTGAACGCCCTGTTTGGCCTTGAGTACAAGTCCTATAGTGAGGAGCACAAGGAGATCTACGCTACTGAGACCTCCGAGCGTTCCTTTGAAGAAGAGACGAAGCTGAGCGGATTCTCCGCTGCCCCGGTCAAGTCCGAGGGTGCCGCCATTGCGTACGATAATGCGCAGGAAGCTTGGACAGCTCGTTACAGTCACGAGACCATCGCTCTCGGCTTCTCCATCACGGAAGAAGCGGTTGAAGACAACCTGTACGAGTCGCTCAGCAAGCGCTATACGAAGGCTCTTGCTCGTGCTATGTCGTACACGAAGCAGGTCAAGGCGGCTTCCGTTCTGAACAATGGCTTCTCGTCCAGCTACGTTGGTGGCGACGGTGTGGCCCTGTTCAGCGCGAATCACCCGCTTGTCTCGGGCGGCTCCAACAGCAACCGTCTGACTGCGTCGGACCTCAACGAAACTTCGCTTGAGGCCGCTGTCATTCAGATCGCTGCTTGGACCGACGAGCGTGGACTGCTCATCGCGGCGAAGCCTCGCAAACTCATCGTGCCCCCGCCGTTGATGTTTACTGCGAAGCGTCTCCTCGATACGGAGCTTCGTGTGGCGACTGCGGACAACGACATCAACGCTCTCAAGGCGATGGGGTCGATTCCGGAGGGCTACACGGTGAACCACTTCTTGACCGACACGAACGCGTGGTATCTGACCACGGACGTTCCGAATGGCATGAAGCACTTCGTGCGTACTCCGCTGGCAAATTCCATGGATGGAGATTTCGACACGGGGAACGTCCGTTACAAGTCCCGCGAGCGCTACAGCTTCGGCTGGAGTGACCCGCTTGGCATGTTCGGTTCGCCCGGTTCGTCCTGATAAATCAGTAACTTACGCTGATTGGGAGGGGGGCTTCGGCCCCCCTTCTTTTTGTCTTGACCTTTTGGAACCCTCTAAGTACCATTACCTGTATCGTAACTCACAGGTGGCTGATGGACACTTCAACCCTGCCTAAGTCTCGTGTCGAAGCCAAGGCTATGGGGGCTAAGCATTACTTCACTGGAGAGCCGTGTAAGCACGGCCATGTTGCCCCCCGCAAGGTGAAGGGAGCCTGCACTGAATGCTTAAGGGTTGACTCGGAGAAAAGAAACGTAACCCGTGCGGAGTACTTCCGGCAGTACAACCGGTCCGAAATAGCCAAACAAGCTAAGCGGGAGTACTACGAGAAAAACCGTGGTGCAGTAATTGCTCGGGCGCAGGCCCGGCCTTTATCGGAAAAAAGGAAATACCAGAAGGCGTGGAAAGACCGTAATCAACTCTGGGTCCGTGCCGACACCAAAGCCCGGCGGCGCAAACACCGCATAGCAACCCCCAAGTGGCTTACTCGTAGGCAGAAGAGCGAGATTCGGCAGCTTTATCAGATCGCCATGACGATGACCAAGACCACCGGGGAGCAGTACGTTGTGGACCATATTGTCCCCCTCCGCTCTGAATTTGTATGTGGCCTCCACGTCCCTTGGAACCTGCGCGTCATTACCCGCGAAGAGAACCTTGCCAAGTCAAATCAGGTTGTTGACACCCCTTTGGATACGGCGTATACAGTGTACGTTCCGGGGTAATTTTAGCGTAGCAGACAGGCCCGGCTGACGACATGCAGACTGCTACGCTACTTGCATGTAAGGAGTATTTTAATGGCTACTACTACTTTTTCCGGCCCGGTTGTTTCGCAGAATGGTTTCTCTGGCGTTGTCGCCTCTGACTCGGCTGTCATTACCAACCTGCTTTGCACCACGCTCACCATTGGCAGCACCACGCTGACCACGGGTTCGGTTTCGGGCACGGTGTCGGTTCAGTCCGGACGCATCCCGGTTCTCATCGGTAGCACCACGCTTTACATCGGTCTGTACGCCAGTCTCGTCCCGTAAGGATTTCGTAGGGGGGCGGTAAGCCCCCTTCATTCATTACAGGAGACTTAGGATGGGTATGCAAACAGATGTCCTTGCTAGTAAGGTCGCCACTTCTGCTGGCGACATGCTGGATCAAAATAGCCTTGTTATTGGTCGCTCTCGTGTAAAGGCGATTTACATCGTCCCAGATAGCGGCGCAGGCACCGTGACGTTCTATGACGGTGGGGCAAGCGGCCCGGTCAAGATTGCAGTGAACACCAAGGCGAGTTCCACTGCGCCGGACTACGTGCTGTTGCCCGGTGAGGGTCTGCTTTTCCAGACCAGCATCTACATCGTCCCGTCAGCCGTTATCTCGACGATGGTGATTTATGGCTAAGACCCCTGCTTGGCAACGGAAAGAAGGCAAGAACCCGGCTGGCGGCTTGAATGCCAAAGGTCGGGCTTCTTATAACCGTGCCAACCCCGGTAAGCCGGGTCTAAAGCGTCCTCAGCCGGAAGGCGGCGCTCGTAAGAAATCATTCTGTGCCCGGATGTCTGGGATGAAGCGCAAGCTCACGAGCGCCAAGACGGCTAACGACCCTGATAGCCGGATCAACAAGTCGCTCAGGGCATGGAAGTGCTGAGATGCCAAGCAAGTCCAAAGCACAGGCAAATCTGATGCGGGCAGCCGCCCATAATCCAACCTTCGCTAAAAAAGTCGGGGTCCCGACCAAGGTGGCGAAGGAATTTACCAAGGCCGACAAAGGTCGTAAATTCAGGAGTAAATTGAAATGATGAACATGAAGATGAAGATGAAGGCGAAGAAAGGTATGAAGGACAAGATGGGTCGCGCTATGTCGATGCGTGGCGACATGGCTGACAAGATGGGTCGCGCTATGGCCAAGCCTATGGGCATGAAAATGGGCGGTATGGCCTACTCTAAGGGCGGTTCCGCTTCGAGCCGTGCTGACGGCGTTGCCAGCAAGGGCAAGACCAAGGGCAAGATGGTCAAGATGGCCTACGGCGGTAAGTGCTAATGGCGAGTGCGAAACGACTCCCTAACGAGGCTATGCCTCCGCCGGATAGTGAAGACCGCCGGGAGTTCTTGAAGGAGGTTGCGGCCCAGCGTCGTGCTGAAGAGGCGGCTGCTGCTGAGCGCCGTCGCAGGGCTGCGGCGCGTGAGGCTTCTTCGTCCGATGCGAAGTTGGAGCAGGCTGCTGAGGATGAGGAGCAGGCGATGAAAGATAAGCAGTCGAAAGACGCTTATGAGCGTGTTAAGCCTAAACCGTTCCGTAAAGGCGGTATGCCTGACTTGACCGGCGACGGTAAGGTGACCCGCGCTGACGTTCTCAAGGGGCGTGGCGTGTTCAAGCATGGCGGCAAAGTTAAGAAGTACGCTTCTGGCGGCTCCGTCTCCTCTGCGTCCAAGCGGGCTGATGGCATCGCCGTCAAGGGCAAGACTCGCGGGAAGTTTGTCTAATGATGCCGTCGCGTGGTATGGGTGTTATGGCTCCTAGCAAGATCCCCCGTGCCAAGCGTCGTGGGGACGACAAGCCCGTGATTGGTACGGGTGAGCCGATTCGTCATGCCGAGGGTGGCAAGGTGAAGAGCAAGGTCAATCAGGCCGGGAACTACACCAAGCCGGGTATGCGCGAGAGCCTCTTCAAGTCCATCAAGTCCCGTGCGGTGCAGGGTACTGGCGCAGGAAAATGGAGCGCGAGGAAGGCACAGTTGCTTGCCAAGAGCTATAAGGCCAAGGGCGGGGGATACCGCGATTGAAAGCCCCACAACAATCCCTCAAGGCTTGGGGGCAGCAGAAATGGAGAACGAAAAGTGGTAAACGATCTTCTGACACGGGTGAAAGATACCTACCAGAGGCTGCGATTAAAGCTCTCAGCCCTGCTGAGTACGCCCGAACCACCGCCGCCAAGCGAAAAGGTAAAGCGCAAGGCAAGCAATTCGTCGCGCAACCCAAGGGCATTGCTGCTAAAACGCGCAGCTACCGCCAAGCGGGTAAAGGATAAAAAGTAAATGGCCGACAAAACTACAGCCACAACCGAGTTCAACCTTGATCTTAATACGATCATTGAGGAGGCTTTTGAGCGTTGTGGGGCTGAGTTGCGTACGGGCTATGACTTCCGTACCTCTAAGCGCAGCCTTGCCTTGTTGTTCATGGACTGGGCGAACCGGGGTATTAACCTTTGGACGCTTGAGACGGGCACGCAGACCCTAACCTACAACCAAGGCACGTATGACCTTCCTGTCGATACGGTTGACCTGCTTGACCATGTGATCCGCACAGGCACGGGAACAAATCAACAGGACATCAACATCTCGCGTATCTCCTCTTCGACCTACCTGTCCATCCCAAACAAGAACGCGACGGGTCGCCCCATCCAAATCTGGATCAATCGGCGTACTGGAGCCACGGGTGCTGATAACGTCATCGTGTACCCGCAGTACACGGTATGGCCGAAGCCTGATAACACGACCACTTGGACGCTCGTCTACACGCGCCTTGTGCGGATGTTTGATCCCGGTGTGGGTTCTAACGGTCAGGATATCCCGTTTCGGTTTATGCCCTGCTTGGTAGCGGGGTTAGCCTACATGCTCTCCATGAAGATTCCGGGTGCAGATGTCCGCACACAGATCCTGAAAGCCCAGTACGACGAGGCTTGGGACTTGGCGGCAGGGGAAGACCGGGAGAAGGCGGCAGTGCGGT